GTCAGTTTTGATGACTGGTTTGCTTATGCAAACTTTGACATCGACCCTGATCGTTACAACTCGCGAGAAGCGTTTATTCGGGATTACACCTATGTCTCCTTTCTGCGCAAGTGGAAAGGTTTAAAAGACAAAAGAATAAACCCTGAGTGGACCGCTTTCTCCTCTTGGCTTGACGCTGAGAAGCTTTGCTTTCGAACAAATAGACGTTTAGAGTCTGAAGCCTCCACTGGAATTTATTCCGTGGCGCCTAGCACCATTATCGGTGCGCAGCGTAAAATTGCCCAGATCCTCGGACGTCTAGATTACGATCGTATCGCTGAGTTGTGCCGGTTTGGCGGCGGAGCTACCACTGATTTAAAACGTGGTAGCTCCCATGCCAAGAAAAGCCTCAGACCGTCCATTACCTTCGATGCGATACCGGCAGCCTGTCGCGTGCTTGCACGCGACGACTACTTAGGGTCGCTCGTCGGTCCCTTCAAGACTTTAAAAGTTCTTGAAGCAAATCGTATGGTAATGGTGCCAAAGACTGTTAAGACCCATCGCCCTATAGCGGCCGAACCCACGCTGAATAGCTTTATTCAGCAAGGAATTGGTCGTTATATACGCGAGAAGTTGCAACGGTTCGGCGTTAACCTGAATGACCAGACGATCAATCAGGTTTACGCTAGCAAGGCGCAAGATAGTGGTTTCTCTACCATTGACTTGAGCAGTGCTAGCGATACGCTTTGCACCAACCTTGTTAAGCTTCTCTTACCACGTGAGTGGTATGAGTTGCTTGACTCGGTCCGTTGCAAAAAGACGAGATATAAAGGTAAGACCTTTGTTCTCTCGAAGTTCTCTAGTATGGGCAATGCCTTTACTTTCGAATTAGAGAGCATGATATTCTATGCCCTAGTCTCCGAAGTTTGTACCGGCGGTGTTTCCTCAGTTTACGGCGATGACATTGTGGTCAAAGACTCTGATTATCAGCGCACGTTGGAAATTCTAACATGGGCTGGCTTCAAAATCAATGAACTCAAGTCATATACTGCTGGC